AGCAGAGTCGCAAGACCACGCAGGATGAGAAGGCACAGGCGCTCGAACTTGCTCTTGTGCTGCGGCAGAGAACAGTCGAGTTCGTTGGCGAGGAGAACTCGGAGGCAACCTCTACATCTGCACCGGCAGCTGCCGGTGGCATGGAGGTCTGACAGTCCTAGCAGCGGGACAGAGTGGGCCTGGGCCATTGCGGCGGCGTTCGACCAGGGAGCGAGAGGGCACCTCGTGATATCAAAACCACAGAAAGGACAGCACATGCTTGCTGATTCCAAAGAGCCGGAACTGACAGATGACGAATGGCGCGAGCAGAAGTTCTCTGAAGAGGAACTGATGTCTGCCAAGCTTCTAGGTGAGCCACCGACGCTGGCTCAGTTGAGTAGTCATATGGAGCGCTTTGGACCTGAGGGCATTCTTGAATCCGCCATTCTGCTGCCAAGAGTCCAGTACGAGAAGCTAGAGAAGCTCGTTCACAAGGCTCCTAAAATTCGCACAGTCAGACGACGGCGTAGCCGATGAGCGATGTAACTCACGCACTCGCGCTGGCGAAGTTTGCGGCGCTCTTCACAGGCTACCCGAACTCTTATGGCACTGGAACGGGCGGATGGGTACATAAGCCTCCTGTCATCGAGCGCTACGCTGAGCATGTCGCAGGTCGAGGGCCTGGCCTCGGCATTGGGCCGTTGATGCCAGACGGTAATTGCTGGTTCGGCAGCATCGACCTTGACCGCCCAGACTTTGATTTGGCCTGGGAGTTCATGGGGTTTGTGCCGGGGGTATCCTGGCTTGAACGCTCACGCTCCGGCAACGCACATGTGCATGTGTTCTTTGACGAGCCCGTCGAAGCGTGGATAGTGCGAGGGATTCTCCGCGCTGCTCTGGAGGCTTGTGGAGAGCGACAGGTCGAAGTGTTTCCTAAGAGTGACATGCTGCATCCTGGCATGGTCGGTAACTACATAAACCTTCCTTACTATGGTGACACGCGCCCGATCATCGGCTGGCGCGTGGAGAGAAAAGGGCGCGGAACCGACTATCGGCAAGAGATCAGCTTTAGTGAGTTTGTATTCGAGGCTGACGCGCGCCGAAACAGAGCGAGCGATTGGCGCAAGCGCACAAAGTGGCTGTGCATCGTTTCTCCCTCAGAGCGCAAACAGGCGCAGGCTCGTGAGTTTGGACAGTCCAGTGAGCTACACCGTTGCGCTAGCTACATCATCGAGCATCGTGAGGATAACCCAGTGGTCGAAGGCCACCGAGCAGCTGTGTACTTTGCGCTGGCGAAGATGCTGGCCAATTGGTCAGAGATTGACCATGATGAAGCAGAGGCGATGCTGGCTCTCGTCAATGACGCTTCACCCGATCCTATTCCAGAAGCCGAGCTAAACCGTATACTGTTCAATGCAGAGCGCGGCCAATTTACCAGCACGTCATGTGATGACCCGCTCGTACTCGCATACGCTGACCCTGAGTGCCCGATTGCGCACCCGGAACGGCGAAAGTAATGGTTGAGCTTCGCACAGAGCTTGGCACGAAGATGTGGAGGCTCATGGACTCACTCACACCTAGCAATCAATTGCTGCTAGTCACTTTTCTCTATGACTATCAGCCGTCTGATATTCCCGAAAATGCTGACAGTGAATGGCTAACTCAGCAGGCAATTGATTGGATTGAGTCGAAACTATGAGTGACACATCGCAACAGGTGAAAGATTTTGCAGCACTGCTAGCAGCCGCGAGTGAGCCAGAGCGCAACGCGCTGATAGCTCGCGCCAAGATGCTCGCTATGCAAGCTGCTTCACCAGAAGCGTTCGAGCCTCCAATCCGCACTCTAGAGGATTATCTCGCATGGGATATTCCTACGCCTCCGGTGTTGGTAGAGCCGTCGCTTGTGGTGAGAGGCGGGATGCTGTGTACGGTGGCTAGAGCAGGCTTCGGTAAGACACAAATGAACTTGAATCGGATCATGAAGTGGGCCTGCGGCAGGCCGCCTTTCGAGGGTGTAACTAACGCGGAAGATACTCCTGTGCTGGGTCCGACTGAGCCGCTGAAAACTCTCATCATCGAGAATGAAGGCGCAGCTGGGATGTTTCACCGCCAACTTGGAGTCATGTTCAACGCTGATGGCTACCTCACAGACGAAGATCGCAAGTTGGTGAAAGAAAACGTCTTGGTTTGGGGCGATGGCGGCTGGTCTGGACTCAAGCTTGATGATGAAGCCAAGCTCAATGAGGTGCGTGTCGGATGCGAGGCTTGGGAACCCGACATTGTGTTTGTCGAGCCGTTCCGTGGACTCTGGCGAGGTGACGAAAACTCATCAACCGACATGGCCTACGTGGCTGATGCTCTCTCAGCGATTGCGTCTGACTATGACTGCGGTGTAATTCTGACTCATCACGAACGAAAGAGCGGCACCGGCGAGGATGGCGAAAAGATGAGCGCCGGCCGGGGCTCGACTGTGCTTGAAGGTGTCGTAGCTACGATGGAGAACTTCGAGAAGGCGAAGGGCGGTGACTACCGTGAGCTTACGTGGAGTAAGGTGCGTTATGGCGGTGGCTATCCGTTGTTGCCGATCCGCATGGAGTGGCAGGCCGGAGATTGGTGGTATCGCCACGTTCCGCTGGATGAGATTGAGCAGAGCATTCTCAACGAATTGGCCTCAATCTCACCTGACCCAATGAGCGTCAAGGACTTGGTGGACTCAACTAACGAAAAGGATCACATCGTTAGACGCACGCTACGTAATCTCGTGGAACAAGAAAAGGTCAAGAAAACCGCAAGCACTCAACTGCCCACCGGAGGCACTTCCGGACCTCGCTACCGCCTTGTCACACCGGAGCAGGAAACAGGCCAGAAAGGCATTGACATATGATCCGCACAGCAGGCGAAGAGTTGTACGCGCTAAACAAGACGCTCGCTCCTAGGTTCGGTGTCGAGCTTCCGCCATGGGAATCGCTAAGCAAGGATGCACGCGAAGAATGGGAGGCTATGGCATATGAACAAGAAAGCAAAGACCGTGCCACCGCTGATTAGGGATTCCTCGACTCAAGTGGAAACACACGGCGGTAACTTCGTTGACGTGGCTCGCCCACAGGACTCTACGATCACTCTCACAGATATTGCCTGGGCGCTGTCACAGACGTGCCGCTTTGGCGGCCACTGCTCTCGCTACTACTCGGTTGCTGAGCATTCAGTGTTCGTATCGAAGCGTTTGGAACGACGTGGCTACAGCCCGCTCATACAGCTCGCCGGTTTGCATCATGATGATGCGGAGGCATACCTTGGGGACATTCCCACCCCGATCAAGCCGCTGCTAGGCCACAGCTATGCGTACATCACGAACCTCATGGACCATGCCATCGTACGTGCCTTAGGGCTGCCGTTCGAGCATCAAACCTCGTTCGATGGGCTTCCGACCTCGTTGAAGGCGTTCTCCGGCCCTGAGCTAAAGGACGCAGATGTGTGGGCACTCCTTGTCGAGGCACGCTATCTCTTGCCTTCAGAGGGCAAAGGCTGGGCAATTGTCCGGGAGTGGAAGCTCGTTGAGCAACCGTCGAGAATCATCACGCCCGATTATTGGCTTGGGGGCTTGACAAGCCAGCAGGCGTATGCTACGTTCCTGGAACGTCATGTAGAACTTACAGAAAGGATCAACGCATGAAACTAATTGGCTTGCATGGTCGCTTGAGTAGCGGCAAGGATACGGCCTTCGACTTCTTGGCGAACAATGATCCAGGCTTGAATTTCAAGCGGGTGGCCTTCGCTGACAAGCTCAAGATCAGCGCGATGGCAGCCCTTGGGTACGACAGTGACAAGTGTAGCGATGAAGATGTGCTTGCTGACGCTGGTGTGCTCAAAGCACGTGGCGAGATCGCTGTATATCTTGACGGAGAATTTGAAGTCAGCTTTACGGGACGCGAGTATTTGCAATGGTACGGTGCAGAGGCGCACAGAGATCTGTTTGGAGAGTATTTCTGGGTAAACGCTCTACTGCCCAAGCCTGGTCCATTTCTGACTCAGGAATCAAACGATAAGCTGCTATGCCACCACTATCCTTATACGGATGTACTCGTCGTGACTGACGTGCGTTTTGACAACGAGGCAACTCGCATTCTCGCTCTTGGCGGTGAGGTATGGTGGATTGATGCCGAGCAGCGCTTGGGCTCTAATACCGATAAGCATGCCAGCGAGGCAAAGCTGCCTGATTCACTAATCAGCCGCCGCATCGACAATAACGGATCACTGTCCGACTTCGAGTCGAACCTGAAAGCAGCCTATACATGCTGACCCCGGCTACCATTGCCAACTCAGCCCGTAAGAGCGGCTACGAGTACGTCAGCATCGGCGGCGGCGGCAAGGGCTTCCAAGGCAGTCTCAATGGTGGAGGCCGCCCTGATGGCTGGCGTGGTCCGTTACGTCCGACTGCTCTCGAAGCAGCGCAGGACTACTGCGATCATATGAACGGTCTACGCATTCGGCCTAAGATCAAGAAGTCCTCGTCTGATATGCGCAAGCAGCTTCGTGTCGCACGCCATGCTGTCCGTAAGCAACCCAAGGGACTCAAGGCTGCCAAGAAGGGCTTGTCCAAGCACCGTGCGGTGCGCAAGTACGGCTTCGTGTATCTGATCGGCCTTTGGGGAGATCCCTCGGCGGCCAAGGTTGGATTCTCAACTACCGGTGGCTTCCCCCGGCTGGGCGAGCTTCAGACCGGCAATCCTAATCTGCTCGTCGGTATCGCAGAGTTCCCCGGAACGATGCAGGACGAATACGACTTGCA